AAACTGCGAAATCATTTGTCTTTGAGAAGGCTGCGGAATACTTAACCGGTGCGAAATCGGAGATTTATGGTCGGGCATTGGATTGGGGCAAGGAACACGAGAAAGAAGCCTTCCACTATTTCTCACAACAAACCGATGATTTCTTCACTTACTACGGTGCAGAGACATACACCTTCATCACTTATGGTGAATGGGGTGGGTATTCACCTGATGCACTCGGTCACCAGTTGGTAGAAATCAAATGTCCGTTTAATTCAGGCAACCACCTTCAAAACTTCTTCATCAAAAACAACGAGCAACTCAAGTCAAAACGCACGGAATATTTTTGGCAGATGCAGATGGGAATGATTGCAACCGGATTGGAAGAAGGTTTGTTTGTTTCATATGATCCACGAATGCCCATTGGGAAGAAGCTCACAACAACTCTCATCACTTTGGAAGAGGACATCCAAGAAATCATTGATGAGAAATTGACCTACGCTGGGGAGTTGTTTTTGTCAATCACAAAATAAATCGTTCATTCACAAAAGAAATAGTAAAATAAATTTGCATAACTGAAAAAAAGGTTGTTAGTTTGAATCATGATACAAACAAATATGAAAAACGAAGAAGTGAACGCAGTAGTAGCAAAATTGACTTTGTCAACTGATATCGTGACCGAAGTAGCAACCACAACCGACAAGCACTATTCTTTGAATGAAAGATTTGAAGTTTTGAGAGATGGTAAAGTTTACTTTATCTCTATTAAAAAAGTCTGTAGAGCAATGGAGTAAAATACAAGGAAAAAATAGACCTGAATGGATTGATGAAATTAGTGAGGAGCAATATAATAAAAGAGAAGACGCATGGCTATTATCAAATGGACTTCCTCAAAAATATAATACATTTAAATTTGTAGGAAGAGGTTTTATTGAAAATGGAAAAGTAATATTGAATCCTTTAGGAGAAGATATATATGATTTTGTTAATCCTAATTTTAGCGGAATTGATATTGAAAAAGATTTAAAGAAAAGAACTTATTCTACAGATAGAAAAAATTTTGTAATGGGAAATTATGGAATTTCTTCTGGAAGAGATGAAATCGGATATTTTTTAAGATATACAGATAGATGGGATTTAGATTTAAATAATAAATTTATTCAGGCAGTAGTAGATGCTACACAAAAACCTTTTATAGTATCTGGAAAATTATATAAAGCAGCATCATATGATGAAAATGGAGATATATTTCATTATTATACTAGTAATTCAAATAATCCTGATATAAATGTTTATTCTGAATTTATTTCTATGTTAGGAGAAGACGAAGAAGTAATTAATGATAATAAAATTTATGAAAATGTTCCTGTTTCTCCAAAACCAGTTACATCTGTGGCTGTTTGTTTTGTAGACGGGTTAAATATATTTAATTCTAAGTAGGCTGACGATCCTATAGCGGAAATAGTTATATCAACATCTACGCTTGTTGCCCCGGTTATGTCGTATGATGTAGGGAAGGTTCCAATTGACCAATCCCCACTAGCGGAGGATGTCCCGTTTACCCGGTAAGACTGAACCCCCTCGGTTACGTTGGAGGATGACCCCGACTCAGTTAGGCCAGGAAACCCGCCCCCTGACCAAGAAAGATCTGTGGGGAGAGCCGGACTGCCTGATAGGCTTTCAAATCCTTCTAAGAGTGCCATCTGCCTCGAACCATTCTGGGTGATATTTCATTGTTTCCGGGAGCTTTGACCAGTCTTTTCCCTTTGCGGCCTCCCTTTGTGCAGAGCCGTATTGCTCCGCTGTGGATGCGTTAACAGCCTCCGCTGCGGCTGCGCTTTTTATCCGGGTAAATCCTGAGTTGGCTATAGATGACTGCTTTGTTTTGTTTTTAAACATATTCTTGAGCAATTCATGACACCGGAAATGTTCTTCCGGCAAAAGCTTGCAATAAACCTTCTTCTCATCCGGCATCGCCTCTTTAAGCCGCCCCCTCACCGCCCACGGCAAAAACCTCCAGAAATCCATGGGAATGACCATGTGTTCTTCGTAATACGCAGGCTCTGGTCGTGACAGCGCAGATCGGCAAATATCGAGGTACTCCCTTGTCGCCTCGTTATCCAGAAATATCTCTGTGCCGTAAAATTCTGATTTCATTGAACCGTACTCACGCCAGCGGCTATTCTACCTTGGTTATCTCTTACAATCTCGGTTGTTCGCGGGGCTGCGATAGCTTGGATAACAGCCTGGTTTCCTTGAGCTTGCTGTTGTGCGATTTGTTGAAACCCCTGAAGCATCATCTGAGCAAATTGCGCCATGATCCTTTCCATAGGGCTTGGCCCTTCGTCTTGTAGTTCATTGTCTGACATTGCCACATCGGGGGAGACTTTAGTTTTAGCGTCAATCCTTGTTTTATCTACATCCGCCTTGATCTTGGCCTTTTCAACGCCTAGTTTTTCCTGCTCTAAAGCAAAATTCTGGTCAGCCAGGTATTTCTCTTGCCCCATTTTGTCCCGCTCTAAACCACGCTGATCTTCGTCGTTCTTCATGTCAGCCTCGACTTTCATCTGTTCCGGGTCAGGTTGAGGAGGGGCTTCGGCCTGTTTCGCAAGTTTCTTAAGGGCGAGATCAAACGTTGTCTCCAACTCACGGGATATCTTAAAGCCCTTAACGCCAAACTGTAGAAGCTCAGCGGCAAGGGGTTGTAGGGTCGGCGGGAGTAATGCGGCTTTCTCAAGATAAGCGCCGACTTGGCCTACAAGCTCAATTCTAGCGGCCTTCTCGGCCTCTTGGTCTTGTTTAATAGTGCTGTCCGTCTCAATGGAAATACGGAAACAACGCTGAATATCATCACGCAGTAACGCTTCGACTTCTTCCCATGTCGGGGAATCGAGTAGCTCTTCCAATCCTTCAGGCATAGGGGGAGGTTCTTGGCCTGTTTGCTGTGCCATGGCTGCGGCTTGTTTTAGTTGGGCCTGAGCTTGTTGTTTCTCCGCTCCGGTCATCAACTTAATACCGCATATCTGCTTGATCGTCTCCAAACTGAAATGCTCAGCAATAATCTCGGCAAATATCCGCACTAAATCACGGGAAAACCTTGCAACGTCCTTTTGTTCATTATCCATACGCAGCGTTGCGAATTTGCCCTTAAGCTCTTGTGCGCCCAAAGTCTCGTTAGGGTCCGTAGCACCCCGGATGATGTCTGAAATACCTGTGATTTCGTAAAGGTCTTGCTTAACCTTCTCGCGCACCTCGTAAAGCTGGACGAGAACCGCAGCAACCATGTCGAGGGGGAAGAAGTCCACCGCGCCTTTAAGTCCGCCCTTTTCACCAAATACAGCCCACTGTTCAACAGGGATCATGGTGTTGTCGTTACCTTCAGATAGAAGGCGGTCTAAAGCTTGCGCAGAAGCATCATAAACCCCGATAACTTTCAGGGATTTCTGGATTGAGGCAATTCTATTGGTTATGTCATCAAGCTCTCGCGCTTGGTCTTCGTACTGCCTGAAGTCTGGCGTGGGAATTAGATTATCATTTGCTAATGTTGCGTATAAAGGCTTGGGGCAAGGGAAAAAGTCCTTCAAGCCTAACGGGTCTGGTCTGCGGTCCTGCTCTTTCTCCATCCCTTTGTGAAGCCAGATAGCCTCTTTCTTAACCTTGTCCCAGATTTCGTAAATAATGGCCTTGGCTTCGCCCTGCTTTTCCTCAGTGTCTTCTTTTTCCTTCTCAAGCGGGATGTCTTTCCAGTCAGGAAAGCCGCGTTTCTTCATTTCCTCGCGGGACATGTAAACAATGCGCCACACCCCCCGGACCTCTTCCCATGTTCTAGCCCATGTATGACCGAAATCTTTCCAGTGAACATAATCAGCCACAACATCTTCGGCGTATAATTCTGGAATATCGGATTCGGAACCCTTTACCGTATCGTCGGTTACTTCCGGCCCTTCTTTCTTTACGTCTTCATTGCCTTCAACTTTAGGGTCTTTGAAATTGGGGACGTAGCGAACCCATGACACGCCTCTGCCGGGCAAGAGGCGATCCTTAACAACCTGAGACATAACGCTGTCGAACAGGTCAGCATCAACGTAATAGGACACAGCACGCTCTAAAACTCTGGCGGCGGTCGTACCTACCTTGTCTTCGTCTTCAAAGCGTCTGTCAACATTGGGAACGGGGGGTTTTGCGTAAAGTGCAGGGGCTAAAGTCTGAACGTTAGACCAGAGAATGTTAAAGCCTGACTTAGTGTTATTAGCGCCCTTCTTGTTGTTCTTATAGCGCTTGACGATCTTGTCGCCGCCGTCCTTCCATTGCTGGAAGCCCTTGTCGTATATGGCGATCTGCTCACACCAGAACTGTACGGTTTTGTTTTGTATGACAGCCTTGGCCATAGTGATCCTGATATGATTGTGGACCGTGGAGCTAATGGCTTCGGTGGGAGAATATTACATGAGTTGGAATTTAAGTTCAAGCACCCTTTGGCCAGAATAATTCGTTACTAGTCATCTCATTCAGGAACCGAGGCTTTTCAGGCTCCTCTTCCACTTTAGAGGATTTCCAGATTTGTGCAATAATCTCGAACGCATCGCATCCATGAGAATACCCCCCAAGATCGTGGTCGGGCTCTTTTGAATAACTCCCCTTGTCTTCATTGAATTTAAACTGGTATTTGCGTAATGACCGGATACCCTCAGAACATCTCTCCTCATCAAACCAGCACTTTGGCAGTGTTGCGCGGGTCGCCTCTATCTGGTTTTGCTGGCTCGTTGCAAAAACAACCTTCATTTTCACGCCCAATTCATAGAGCTGATTTACAATCGAGCGCCCGCCTGCCTGAAGTAGTTTGTTCGCCGCGTCTCCTGGGCCGTAATGATGCCCGTATCTGTAGGCCTTACGATGTTCACACCCCTCTAAATCCTTACCCAATTTAAACGATAAAATCTTCCCATTAGGTCCGTATCTTACAGTTTCTTCAGGGATTTCGCAGCCATAAATCTGCTCCGCGTAATGCTTTATGCCCTGTCGGTTGTTTTCGTAATAATCAATAAGCCTGATCTCATTGCCTGAAACCTGAAACCACCAGATAGCCGTGTCATCCGAGTACCCTAAGTCCCATACGGTGAAAACTGGAAGCAACGGATCAAAAATGCCGCCTTTTACAATCCTGCCCTCTTTGCGTGCCGCCTCCATCCAACGTCCGTAAACAGCCGCCTCACTGTTAACGTTAAAGTTGCCCTCCCATATCCACTCATAACGCTCTGGATTGTTCTTTAAATCACGCAGCCGGACTTTGTTCAGGCTTTCGGGAAACCATGGGTTATCATAGTAATTTACCTTAATGCATTTGATTGTGTCATCAGCGTCAGTAACCATCATTTTATGGATTGGGTCTTCCTCATCGTCGGGGTTCCATGAAGCCCACAGCTCACAGTCGGGAAAATCGCGCATGACTGTAGGTATGAGATAAGTTAATGAAGACTGGCTAACCTTTTGGGCCTCTTCAAGCCACGTACGCCGGACCCCGTGCAGGCCCTTAACCTCCGCAATGTTTGACTTAAGACCATAGAACAAAAACTCATTTTGATTCTTGCAGCGTATAAATTCCTTCCCTACGTCAAAAGCATCTTCCACACCTAGAGCGTAAATCTGGGAGGCTATCACACTGAATACGCTATCTTTCAATGATTTTTGAAGTTCCCGGCCACACAGAAAGCGCCACGGTCTATCAGATAACTCCATGATGTCGGAAATTGCCATGTTTGCAAAGCCAATGGTCTTGGCTGCACCTCTGCCTCCGTAGGCCCCCCGGTAATCAGCCTGCCCTTCAAACACAGCGCCTAGTTTTTCAGGCAACTGTATTCTAACTGGTTTTAACATGCTCGACTGTGATTTTAAACCCGCTGGATTTCTCGCCGTTTTCGTCTAATGGCTGGACTTCAGACCGGGCGAGTTTGGGGACGTGGTATTCAATAACGGACTGGAACAGGTTGAAGGCTTTTTCAGGATTTGTCTCGGCTATGTCATCTAGCCATTTCTGAAGCCTGTGGGCGTTGTTATCAACGAACAGGCCTATAGCCTCCCTAGCGGCTTGTGTGGCCTTGTTGGGCGTACCCCTTGGCCTGCCGGATGGGTTTCCCGTCTGTCCCTTACGCTGCGCCATTTTGCAATGTTGTTTTCATATTTGAAGCCCCAAATTTCGCGTTAGAGTAGCCCTTGAGCCATAGCCTGCCTTGGTAGCTGAATTTTGAATAAGGCCCCTCAGAGGGCTTTAATCCGCTTAGAAACGCCTTTGTGCCTTCAGACATGAACTGCTCTATTTCATCCTTGGGGATCGGGTAGGCCACTAAAACCTCTTCCTCGTGAACACAACTCTAGCGAATTGTTTTAATAATACCCATAAAGTTTGTTTCATGCAAGTCAGTCGTTCTTCTCTGGTTGGGGTGGCTCTGGTCTGAGCGCAAAACATTTCGTACACATTTCGCCTGATGTAACTACTTTATTACGAGCCGAAACCCAGTTGTGCTTGCAACCGTTTGGCAGATTGAAGGGCGTCCATATTGTCGGGAACCAGTAACGATCCCCGTCATCATCCGAGAAAATGATCCAGTTATCGTCCTTAAGGTATGCCACGTAACACATAAATCCGCCGTCTGAGGTGAGAACTGGCGTCCCATCCTTCGGAGCCGTCTCGATTGGCTGCCATTGCGTTTGTTCTAGGGCTTGCCGGATTGCGTTTTCGTGTTCCTGAACCCAGTTCATATGGGCAAACTCGTTTCCGGACAACGTCTCATCAAATGACTCAAGCGCCCTAGCAGCCTCTATCGCTTGTTGTGTTTTGGTCATTCCGCAATCCTTACATGATATTCAGGCCGTAGGTCTTTGGTGCACCAATGCATGTACCCCATAAGTAGCCATTCTTTCATAGAAACATCTTCTGGCTTTCTTAATTTCCACTCATCGAGAAAAACGTGCATTGGGTGTTGTGTTTTGGATGTCATGGCTTCTGCTTCCCCTCAAAACACGCAGGGCAAAGTACGTAAGGAATGTCCCCGCCTAATATTTTAGGGGAATCTGTAAATTGTTCGCACTGCTTACAGTTCATCTACATTCTCCCCTTGTGGCCCGAATAAGCCCTTGACTATATCCATGCTAGTCAAGCCTTCTGGAATCGGCTCGTCATAAAAAATATCAAATCGTAACTTCTTCCTACACGGCGAAAGAATCATATTGTCTACTATAAAACTCATCTTACTCCCCCTTTGTGTTCTCTGTTAACCATTTCTTAAACATTTTCCATACCTTCACTGGCACAGTAACCCTAATTGTAGGCTCTCCCTTTGGTCTGCCTGCGCCGGGTCTGGGGCCTCCACGGGTCATGCCTCATCCTTGAACGCTTCGGGGCAATTCTCTCGAACATCTTCAGGCTTCATGTTTAAAGCTGTGTCGATATACCATAATATACATTTAAGCTGGTAACGAGCTGGCATTTTCGTGAAGTCGGGGACCATGGTTTTATTCGCCAGCATAGCCCGTATAACTTGCAACGCAGTCTTGTCCGAAATGTCTAAAAGTTCTTCATCTGTGGACATCATTCCTCCTATCTATGATTATCTGACCACTATTCAAATAGAGATGCAAGGGTTATTTATTGCTTTGTTATTTCAGATACTTAGCCCGGATAGAAAATCCTTAGGAACCTTGCACCAATCCTTCAGATAAATCGCGTATGTTTCGGCGCGTTCTTTTCCAAGATTTTTTAGGTGAGCCGATAGTTTTTGTTTGTCGTCGTGAGTAAAATTCTCCCAGGTTTTACCAAACCATTGTACGGTTTTAGGGTTTCTCTTCTGCTCTGCGGCTTGGGCGTATTCCTCAGGTGTCGCATGGTCGTACTTAAC